CTGCGAGCCTTCCTTTATAGTTGAGTTTATCGTTCTCAACCTCCAACTAGAACCACTGTGTCAGCCTTTCGGCGGGCATGGTGTCCAGTCCCCTACTACACTCAGTGTGATAGAGGGTTCTTCGCAATGTCAAGTAAACATGGCCTAACTGAATAAACTGTTAGGGCGATCCATGTAGTAAAGCATGTACAACGAAAACGTTAATTCCAACCAATCGAAGCCAACACCAACCTACAAACCCCCAGTTTATTAGGGGAATTACAGTAGCGCGGGAGAAGCTTACACTCAATTCCAACCAGACAACCTCGTTTATAGAGGATTTATGCCTGCGCGGGAAAGGTGGTGATTGCGCGGGAAAAACTAGGCAGAACGAACTATGGGGCATTAACGCCTTTAAACCATAGGACGGACCGTCTTCTTCTAACTACTTCTTACCTCGGGTTTCCCTTAGGTATGATAATAGATCGAAGCGTTTACATGACGCAGCTGAATGCTCATCCCAATAGGGACGACATATTCGCTGGATCCTTACTCTTGACATATATCGGTAGGAAAACGGCTGGGCGGGGTTTGCACCCTGCATCACCGCGTAACACTTGGCGCTTTCAAACGCGTCTTCACGCTCAACCGTACGGTCAGCTATAGCCTTTGAGGTTATCTCAAGCCACGACCAACTTTGGAATCTTCGATTCCAGAGTACGAGAGGGCTCATTATTGCGATGTCCAGAGGTACCGAAAAACAGGTATCCCCGGGCTCTCTACCAGGACGATAATACTTCCGTCCCGAAAGAGATCTAAGATAACGCCGTAGCTCTATTGTAAAGAGTTCGACGCGCTTAGAACGCAGACATGAGTTGTGAAGACTGAACACTTGCCGTAAATCGAGCAAGCGCTTGTCAAGTATAACAGGACGCACGTCCTGTCCACCGAGCCAATCAGCTCCGCATGATTCGCGAAAGTCGCCGACTATAAAGGATTTCTCCTTGTTTAGTCGAAAACCCATCTCTGCTAGCAGCTCCGTAAGGAGAAGCGCGCAGGATTGCCGCACTATGATGTCGTCACCGTAGACTGAAAAGTCGTAGGGGTCTGACGCCACAGAGCTGGCCGCGAAAGCTAATGATGCAA